GAACACATCAGGAGTTTGAGAAACTCACGTAGTTTAGAATCGTGTAACCCACGAGGACAAAGGATATCTTATGAAAGATAACGTCTGCCGTCATTTGCGTGCCCTTGGTTTTACTGCCAAGGAGTCAGCCCGATACGCTTCCCTTATAGAGAAGTGGATCAGATCTAGTGGTAAGGAGTGGACTGTCAAAAGAATGAAGTCTGCTCTCGAAGCACTTAAGAGTAACTTAGCAACTGATACATATAATGTACCAGATGGTTGGGCTACTAAAGTCAATCGCAACGGTGAAAAGATCGTTGCTGATGGGCTTATACATTCTCTCCTTGTTGCAAAACAACCAGGCGAGATAGAGAAAGCGAGTGCATTCTTTAGAATGTACACACTTATATCGATCACCGAGGAAGGGAAGGATAAGAAAGTTCATCCAACCATGACCCAATTGAATAAATTCAATGAGGCTGTACTCGGCGAAATCTATGAAGATTTTGACCCTTCACAGATTAACCAACTATCAGAGATATTTGTTATAATAACTCGTAGTTTAAGGAAGTCATTTAGTAAGATTCAAGCATCTGATATATCATATGCTCCTCTTGTCTATTGGGCTCCAAGCGATAAATCATCGCCATATCTTGATGAGTGCCCTGCTGAATATTATAGCGGGGTCGCCTATAAAGATCAAACACCTCCTTTGGTTTTGAAGAGAGGTGATGTTAGGACTAAATCTGTATTTCTATTACAGGCACATCCTAAACTTAACAAGCTTTGGTACGATTATCCATTGCATGTTTCGGACTGTCTAGTAGGGGTTGGAACTTTCCTTCCTCCTAGTACAATGCCATTGGAAGATGATAATGAAATACCTGTTGGTACCATGTCATTCTTACAAGAACCTGCATGTAAATGCAGAGTAGTAGCAAACCCAGCCTTGGTTGTCCAAGCGTTGGGTGAACCACTAAAACGTAAATTGCAAGAGATCTCAAAAAGAACTCCTGGAGTATATACGTTTGATCAAGAAGCTGGAAGAAAATTAGTCTCTTCATGGCTTGATCAAGAACTAACCTGTTATGCGTATGATGTTTCATCATTCACAGATAGGTTTCCGGCAAAACTTCAATATGAACTATTGAAGTCTTACTTAGAGGTTGGACTAATCAACGAGTTTGACTTAAAGGTTTTCGATGTATGTTCAAAACTGGGTTATTACTCAGATGAACACAAGAAAATCCTTCACTATGAAACAGGGGGGCAACCGCAAGGTTGGGGCCCTTCATTTCATGCTGCTGCGCTTACTCATG